TTAGTGCTTTAATTTTTAAAAAGTGTTAATAAAAAATTAGTTTAGTGCTTTTATTTTAAATAAGTACTATGCACCAATTAGCATTAACTCGCTAAATGCTGCTCCGCCACCAGATGTTGCCCAAGATAAGTTTCCAGAACCATCGGTTGACAATGCTTGTCCTGCTGTTCCGTCTGCTGCTGGAAGTGTCCAAATTTTATTTGCAGTAACAGTGCCTGGTGCTTTAAAACCAACATAGTGAGTTGAGTCTGTATCTGCTAATCTAAGTTCTGCTGTAGCATTGAGTGTAAGTGCTGTTGTTGCTACTGCGCTTGATAATGTTTTGTTTGTTAATGTGTCTGTTGTATCACGACCAATTAATGTGTCTGTGCTAGTTGGTAGGGTAAGAGTTCCAGTGTTGGAAATGCTAGAAATAACTGGAGTTGTTAAAGTTTTGTTTGTCAGAGTTTCAGATACATCCTTAAGCAAGGTTCCATTCATGTAATATGATTTACCAGAAGCAAGATTAATATGCTCTGAAGATGTCCATGAGTCTGTTGAGTCTACCCAGTTAAAGGTTTTATCTGTTGCACCCTTTAATGTTATACCGCCACCATCTGCAGTTGTATCTGTAGGTGATGCTACATCTGCAAGAACGATATTCTTGTCTTCTACTACAAGATTCGTTGAGTTAATATTTGTTGTTGTTCCGTTTACAGTTAAATTTCCAGAAAGAGTTAAATCTGTTCCTGATACCGCTCCAGTAAATGTTGCTCCTGAAAGCGCTGCTACATTTGCAACTAAAGCAACTGTTCCTGATGCATCTGGAAGAGTAATTGTACGATCTCCTGTTGGTTCTCCAGCCTCTAAAGTTGTTTCAAAATCATCTGCTGTTGCACCTTCAAATATGATGTTATGTGGTGCTGGGAGATATATACCGTGAATGGTTGGTGTTTGTCCAGTAGCAGTGATTGTAGGTCCATTTATTGTTGGTGTAGTTAATGTTTTGTTTGTAAGGGTTTCTGTTCCAGCAAGTGTTGCTACGTCTGCATCGCTAACTGCTGCATTTAATTCAGCAAGAGTTGATGTAACTGTGTTTGTAGCAAGCGAAATTGATTTATTTGTTAAAGTTTCAGTCTTAGATGCAGTTGACTTAGCATCTAACTGTGTTTGGATTGCTGAAGTAACTCCGTCTACATAGTTTAACTCTGTAGCGGTAGCAGTTACTGCAACATCTTCATTAATTTTAGGACTTGTTAAAGTTTTGTTTGTTAATGTCTGTGTATTTGTTGTTCCAACTACCGCACCTGTTGCGCCGTGTGCTTCTGTAAGGTTTGCGTGTGTTGTAACATCTGAAGTAAGTGCTACTGTTCCAGTTGCGTCTGGAAATGTTACAGTACGATCAGCGGTTGGATCTCCTGCTGAAAGGGTAAGTTCAAAGTCATTTGCTGTAGAACCTTCCATTGTAATTGTTGAAGTAAATACTCCAATATTAGTAATGTCTGAAAGGTTACCAGTTGTAATAACTGTACCAGTTACATCTGGAAGAGTAATTGTTCGGTCAGCAGTTGGGTCTGTTATTGCAAGAGTTGTTTCAAAATCATTTGCGGTAGCGCCTTCAAAAGTAATGCTTGAACCAAAAGCGGGGTTAACAGTAGAGTTAATATCGGCAAAATAATCTATATCTGCCCAGTGGTTTGTTCCATCACCAATTTTAAATTTATTTGTATCAGATTCCCAGCCTATTTCACCAGCATTAAGAATTGGGTTTGCAGATGTCCACTGTGAAGCGGTACCCCTGCGCTGTTGCATTCTGGTTGCCATTTTTGCTCCTTACTTACTATCACATTATAACAGATAATTATTCAATTATTTTTTATGCTGCTAATCCACCATTATAAACTGCTTCAAACTCTTCTGTGTAATAAAATCCAGCATTTACAAGAATTCCGTCTTCTTCATTATATGCTCCACCATCAACAAACAAACTATACACATCTGAAACTAATCCGCCGTCTAAAGTATTATTAAATTCTGATGTATTGTAAGATCCTCCAGATATGATTCTGCCAGATTCGTTATAGGTTCCTCCGTCAATAAAGGTACCAACTACTAGTCCACTACCTTCAATTGATGTATCATGTATATGATCTTGTAAATCTTCTGCATCTTCAAGCGTTGCAATAGCAACCCATTGACTATTATAATAAACATGAACACGTTGTGTTAATGTATCAAACCATAAATCTCCATTGTCTGGAGAAACTGGTGCTGTTCCACTAACTGGAATTTGTGGTGATCCTACTGCAGTATCTACATATAGTTTTGTTGCTGCATGTGAATTTTCAGTAGGAGTGGCAACTGTAACTGTTGATCCGAAAGTACCGCCGTCGGCTACATCTAAGCCATGCTTTACTTTGAAGTTTCGGTTAGTTGTTGTTGATCCAGGTGCCACTCCATACTCCTATTCTAATTATGCTTCAATATATACTTTGTTTACTTTAACAACAGTATCTGCTGCTGCACCAGTTACTTGAAGAAGAACGTTTCCACCGCTATAAACAGCGTTAGTTGTTCCTAGTTCAGTGTTGCTGATTACATCTGCATACTCTGTCAAGTAAACGTTGTTGCTTCCATCTACAGTAACTAATAATTCAATTACTTCAATGTTGTTACCATTCTTCATCTGAACAATATATTTTGCAGATGAATATGTGGTTGCTGACCATGAATCAATTGTAGTTGCTGAAGTAGATGCTGTTGCTGCTGCAGTACCAAGCAAGGCATCTGTAAGTGTAATAGATCCTGCTGTAACATTTCCAGATCCTGCGTTAACTCCTGCAAATGTTGGTGTTGCTGCTGAATGTAAATCTTGTGGACCAGACAATGTAATTGCACCAGTTGATGCACTTGCAGTAATTTGGTTTGCTGTACCAGCAATTGAAAGAACACCAGTGTTTGTAACTTGATCTGATGTAATATTAATTCCAGTTCCAGGATTAACATTTATTGTGTTACCAGTTTTTGTAAGACCATCACCTGCTGTGACTTGTCCTAAGCCAGTAAACTGAGTAAATGTAAGTGCTGTAGTTCCAACTGTGATTGCGCCATCGTTAGTTAATACATAACCTTGATCAGCGTTTGCAGTTCCTTCTTCTACGAATACCGCAAAATTTGAAGTAAGTTCAGCGCCTGTATCTGCATCAGTTGAGCGATCTGGAGCACCAGATGCTTTAACTACATAGATACCGTTTTGTGAACCAGTTGATTGATTCTTAACAAGAATACGATCTCCAGTTGCAAGAGTTACTCCATCAAGGGTATCTCCATTTTCTAGATCAGAGGCAAGTGTTACGTTAGCAGTTGTTGCTGCACGTACCGATGCTTTCCAGTCAATACCTTGTGCTGCTGAATCTACATAAGCCTTTGTTGCTGCATCTGTTGCATCTGTTGGTGTTCCAAGACCTGTGATCTTGTAAGTAGCAAAAGATACGTTACCAGTTGGTGCTCCAACAGCGCTTAATGCAAACTCTGAAGGGTCTACAGAAATTGCTCCTGTTGCATCATCATAGTCAAGACCATTTCCTACATTATCACCGATAGCATCTTGTGCTCTTTCATCTGTAAAGTATTTGTTGGTTGAACCTTCTGCAATATCATCAGAACCTAGTGTACGTGAACCACCAAGAGATGTTGATGTTCCATTAATGGTGATTGCTGAGTTTGAAAGTTTGTCATTTGCAATTGATCCTGCAAGCATTCCATTTGTTACAGAGCCTGTATCCCCAGTTGTAACTACAGTACCGCTTACATTTGGCAGAGTAATTGTACGATCTGCTGTTGGATCAGTTACTGTAAGTGTTGTCTCATAGTCATTTGCTGTTGCGCCTTCAAAAACAATTGATGCATCTGAAAGAGATAGACCTGAGACGGTAGGTGAAGAAATTGTCTTATTAGCAAGAGTTTCTGTACCTGATAATGTTGCAAAATCTGCATCAGTTAATGCAGTATTGAAATCAGCAATTGACCCTGTTACAGTGTTTCCACTAAGAGCAATTGATTTATTTGTTAATGTATCTGTTGTATCACGAAGAACTACTTGTCCAGTTGCATCTGGAAGTGTAATTGTTCTATCTGCAGTTGGATTAGTTACTTGTAATATTGTTTCATTATCATCCGCTGAAGAACCTTCAAATGTAATGCTTGAAGCAAATTCTCCTACTGCTGCGGGTGCTGCCCACTCAATTCCGTTTGTCGCTGAAGTGTTTGCTGTGAGCACATATCCGTTTGTACCCACGGCAAGGCGAGTTACGGCATCTGCACCTGAAGCAACTAGCAAATCACCTTTGGCGTCTACTAATGCTTCTGTTAATATATCGTGTGAGTTAACGGTAGCAGTTGATCCTTCAACTATCAGTCCCGCTTTTACTCTAAAGTCTTTTGTTACTGTTGCCATCTTTTATCTCCTAGGTTAGGCCTTTAACCCTATACGCAAATAGCGTAGAGTTATAGGTGTAATTCCCCCTACTGGAATAACAGTTAATGAAACTGTATTTCCAGCCCTTGAAACAGAGATGGTGCCAATATTCCCATCATTGTCTATAGTTCCATACTCGCTAACGTTTGTGTTGCTTGCGTCAGCAAGAATACTTAATTCTGTAGCATAGTATTTGTTTGCTCCACCTGCTACATATTTGAGAGAGATCATATATTTTACTGCTCTCCACTCAGTGGCAGAAAAACTATCAAAAACAGTTGAGTTCTCAATACCAGTTATTGTTGACTCGTTATTGCCCTCTGAACCAAGATCTGTAGACCTAGCAGAAGTACTATCAATTAAGTCTACATAGTTTTCTTGCGTTGGTCTATCGCCAGTTTCAAACAGGCCCTTAACGTTTGCTGTTGATATCTTTGCCATACCGCAATTATATCATTATATGTTAGAGTATATAGTTATTCACACCAATAACTTGAAGGCCAATACCAGGAACATTTACGTTTGCTGAAACAATTCCTATTGTAGTAAATCTAACTCTAAAGGGCAAAACCTCATTAATTTTTATTGAGTTTGCTTTGTAAATTATTTCAGATAATGGGTAGCCAACAGAGTTTACATTGTTTACTTTTTGACTATCTGTATCAACAATTACAGAGTAAGCCATTATGACTCTTGACCGTTTGTAATGTCCTCAATGATTGTTAGGGTTCCACGAGCAACTGTCCAAACCCTAGTTGCATCACTTAATTCAATATCAAAAATATCACCTGTGTTAAGGCTTCTTGACTCTGCAGATGTTACGGATACTGTAAATTCTCCATCCCCATCTTCTGCTGTGGCTACTGGATATAATGTTAATACGCTTGTTGGATTTGCATCATTAAGATTACCCGCTACCGTCGGTCTTTTAATTTCCATTTCAATTGTCCACTCAGAAATTACTAATGGTTCTTTGTCATCATCTGTTACAAATACCCGAAATGCTGCGGTATCACCTTTTACAAGCGTCCAGTTTACAGTTGGTGGGGTAGATCCAACAGAATATGAACTTTGTGATTGATTTCTAAATGTGGCCATAACTTAATTATTATACCACTAACTAATGATAATATTATAAATATTTTTTATTTTATGCGGGTATTTGACTTAAAAAGCCAAACAATGGTATAATTAATGTATGCTACCTACTTGGTAGCATTTGTTCTCTAGGAGGTAATTTACAATGAGAGAATCTAATGCTTGGCTAGGGGTATTTACGTTAGTTATTTGCAGTACCGTTTTTGTGGGTACAGCAAAGGCTACAAATGAAAACAACTTACTAATTAAAGAGTCTGTCAAGTCTGCCACCCAACAGGTGGCTTTTTTGGTTTCTAAAGACAAAAAATTAGAAAAGTATGAAAATGCTCATAATTTAACTGATGAGCAACTGGTGGATATGTTACGTCATGTGGGGTTTGAAGGAAAGACCTTGAGGTCTGCTTGTGCTATTGCAAAGGCAGAGTCTAATGGTCGCCCTCTTGCCTTTAATGGTAATGTAAAAACTGGAGATAATTCCTATGGTGTATTTCAAATAAATATGCTTGGAGAATTAGGGTCAGATCGTAGAGAGAAATTTGAGTTGAATTCAAATGCTGAGTTATTAAACCCAGTAGTCAATGCACAAATTGCTCTTCATATGACTAAGGGTGGAAAAGACTGGTCTTCTTGGAGTTCGGTAAATGGGAAACGGTATACAGAATGGTACAACAAATATCCATGTATGGATAATATTAATATAAAAAATAACAATTAAAAATAGTTTAATATAGGCATATAAAATTTTTTAATTAATTTAGTCAAAAGATTTTCTTTGCCAATAATTTTTTCTATAACCGTTTTGAAATTTTGTAATTACAGTTTTAAAAACTCGTTCAATTAAGTCATAGCGAGTGGTGGTTTGTTCAAAATCCATTTTCCATTTTTCTCTTTTAAATGGAATTATTTGTGCATAAGGTGTTCCTGCAGGTATTATACCTTCAAATCCTTCTCTAATTAAAAAAGGAAAGTTTACTAAATTTACATATTCATCAGTATCAACAACTCCAGAAAAAATAATTATATCGTTTTCATGATTTATTGGAGGACAAAAAAAAGTACTATAACCTTTAGGGGTTTGTATGGAATATGGATTACTTACCTTGGGTATATGTGCTGGAGGCTTTCCTTTATTCCACGTAGACATTTGATCTTTGCTATGAAATGTAATTAAATCAGCAGCGGGCCAACCAAATTCACATGATCCATCTTGATTTCTTTTAACAAATAAATCTGCGGGTAGGCGCAATAAATAGCCAAAACTCATTGCATCAAACATTGGCATGCATCTTTTTCCTGTTTGCTTTAATTTTCCATCTGGTTCTAAATCTTTTTGCCCACCAATATAATCTTCTAAATTCTTATACCAATCAGGAAGTTCTTTTTTAGCAGGAATAGGAGGGTAAATATCTTTACTATTTGCAATATATGAAAATGATATTTTGTTAGTCATTTTTTCTAGGCATATCTAAGTAACTGCGGCGTCCTTTACTTAATAACTTGAAGTTGCTTGCCGCAAAACGCTTTATATCTTTTTTTGTATAAGACCGTACTACATATTTTTCTTTTTCTCTTTTAAAAGGAATATAAACACATAAAGGATCACCCTTTTGTATAAATATTTCTGTATCTGATTCAATAATTGCGACTTGTTGATTTATCTGATGGTGTACATCTGTGTCAATAATTCCTGGCATTACCGACCAATTTCTTTCATTTTCATAATACATAGGCAATTGAAAAACTGACCAACCATTAGGAGTAATTATATTCCATGGACATATTAATTTCATAATAGCGGTAGACTTAACCGCAAAAGGCGTATAGTCTCCATAATCTAAAAATTGCCAATTAGGATGGCTTTCTATTACAAAACCACTTCCTTCTCCTCCTACTGCCCAAGCAACCGATCCATCATTTTTATTATATTTTAAAGTCATATCACACCATGCAGGAATAACTATTCCTTTGCTAAAATAATGAGCAAAAGAAGGGCATGTTTTTATGGTTTTAGGTTTACGTAATGATGAAAAAAATGGTTGATCAGCATATAAAGGTATTTTATTCCACCATTTAGGTAAAAATTTATTTGCTGGCATTGGTCTTATAGACTCATCTTCATATAATCCATCAATTGTAGAAACTATTTCAATAATTGGTTTTTCACTAAAATTAAAAAAATTTTTCACTATCCCCCCCATATTTTTATTTTAAACTGGACGATCTGGCCATACAACGTCTATTGCTTCTGTAAAAGCAGTCGTTATATCTCTTAATGCTTGTCTATAATTAGCCCACTCAAGTTTTTTTTCAGGAGTTAAACTATTATCTGGTACTTGAGTCCAATCAGTTCTGGCTAATTCAATATCCCTTTTTTCTCTTATAAATGCCCAACCTAAATTTTCTACACTCCACCAAGGGTACCAATCATTTTCAATTTCTATATGTCCTACTGCTATGGTAAGGTCATCAGCAATAATATAATCAACATTGTCAAATTGATCACTATTACCGTAAATGCTAGAAGCAACAGCCTTTCCATTTTCAAAATCTATAACATCAATTAAATCAAAACAAACTTTTTTGCCATCAGTTTTATTATTACCTATAATTGCTAGTTTCATCATTTTCTCCTTAAATGTTATAAGTTACAAAAACAACACCAGAGCCACCTGTGCCCTTAATTGTTTGCTGAGAGGCTCCACCGCCACCTCCGTAGTTAGCAGTACCACTTTGTGCATTTGTTCTAGTGTTGCCATCTACCACACCAGACTGACCTCCGCCGTCAGTTGAAGGGCGCTGTTGGATAGAACCGATTTGTGAGTTAGAGTTACCGTATCCCGCACCACCGCCACCACGTCTTGTTCCATCAGGGAATACAATTCCTAAACCACCAAGTCCAGGAACACCTTGGTTTCCTGATGTGGAACCGTTTTGCCCTGCCGCTCCAGCACCACCTCCACCGCCTGTAACAACGCCGTTTGCATAGTTAGCACTCGCTCCTCCTGCAAAACCTGAGCCAGTACCTGAGCCTCCTGGTACATTTCCATTTCCAATTGCCTGTCCGCCACCTGCGGTAATTGTATTTCCAAAAGTCGTAGAACCACCCCCATTAGGTCCAGAAGTATTGGTTGGCACTGGTCCTGCTCCAATAGTTACAGCAATAGTAGAACTAGGAGTAACGTTAATTTGGCTTAAAACAGTTCCTCCAGATCCTCCAGGGAATTCATTGCCACCACTAGCCCCAGCACCTAATGCACGAACAGTGAGTTGGTTAGTGTTTGCAGGAACTGAAAAGTTACCGCTTGTGTTAATAGTCGTAACTTGATTTACTACATAAGTTTGTGTTCCGTAGGCTGAAACTTCTTTTTGGTTGCGGTAGCGCACTCTGGCATAAATTGTTCCTGTGCCTAAAGCGATGTTAGTTGTAATAGATGTTTTATTTGATGTGTCGGCTAAGGATTGAAAGACAATAGTATTGAATTCTGCGTCGCTTGCAAACTGCCAATCTGTATTAACATGTGTGTAATTAGTGTCTGCTTGGGCTAACGCATAAGCAGAAGCAGTGAAGGTAGTATTTACACCACCACTAATAGGTGAGGCTAGTGTAAAACTTGGAGTAGTAATAGTATTTTCTAATCCATTTACAAATTTTTGTGTAGATGAATCATAGACAAGAGTCTGACCTTCTTGTGGTGAAGTAATAGTGACATCAGATAAACCCACTAGCGAAGAAGCGCGAGGACCTCCGCCATTTTTACTTACAGTCATTATGCTATCTCACTTCCGAAAAGATTAAATGACTGGCTTGCTGATGAAGCATAAACTGTGACTATATCAGAAGCATTTAGGGTCATTCCTATCGTGTAAGTATGATTGTCATTAGCACCTATTGAGACATCATAAGCAATATAATGCTTAGAGGCAAGTGTTTCTCCATCTGGGCGAACAGCAATTCTATATGTTCCTGCAGTTGTTTGATTGCAAACTGTAATACTTGATATGACCGCCTCTGTTGACGACGGAACTGTATACAAGGTTGTTGCGGTTGTTGCGCTTGGGTTGCTTTGACCAAGCACTTTATATGTTGTTGGCATATGTTATCCTCCCATAAAAAGCAAATTAGTAACTGTTGGATCTGGTACTGATTGCCATGATGCTATTGTACCATTACTTTTCAAAGTTTTTTCTGTTTGTCCAACTGGAGATGGTAAAACTGTTATCCAACTACCGCCAATGTAAACTTGTATTTCATTTACCGTGTTTCCGCCAGCATCTTGTCTTATTAAACATACTGTACCAGCGACTGGAGATGGAATTGCAGAGTCTCTTGCTGCAGGATTAAGAAAGTTATTGGTTCCTTTTTTTGCAACTGAATGTTCTGCTGTTGTAAAATTTGATAAATGTGTATGAAGCCCAGTCCATTCAAATGTTCCAGAAATATCCGTCTTACCAGAAACTTGATACCAAGTATCATCTGCTACATTGTATACGTAGGCTGCCTTACCGTCTGAATCAAATACCGTAGGCATTAGACCACCTGATCAAATGTGCTAGTGTCGCCATTATAAACATACATTTCAATTGGGCTTGAACCTTTTTTAATCCAGATTAGTCCGTTTGCTAAGTTTGTTGATGGAGCGGTTGTTGTATAAACTGATGTTGCAGCAAAGTATCCAACTCCAGCAGAAGAATCTTTGTCTAACCAGATATAACCATTTGGAATTGTGTTAGAAAATGCTGTAAATGCTGCTGCGGTTGGTGCTGTTGTTGTTGCTCTTGATATATCTCTTGCTGCAACCTCTAGTGCAGCCTTTGTATCAATTTGATCTTGTAAATTGTTAATTGTATAAGCAATAGATGGATTTAAAAGTTCTTCTGGATCCGTTTCTGCTGTATCAAAGTCATAAGAACCGTAATGATACGCTTTTAGTGCATCTTGAATATTAGCATCGTCAATCAATGCTGGAATCTTAGTTGGTACCAGATTTCCTATATTTTCTACAGCCATTGGGTCACCTCTTTAAAGATTATACCATTTTTATATCAAACTATAGATATAAATAAATGTACAGTTTTACTTCCAGCAAGTGCCGACCAACTACCGCCACTATATTGAACTGCGTCAAAATTTATTACTAAATTTGTTCCAGCCCCTGCTAAAGCAGGAATTTCCATAGATGAAGCAATTGGGTTTGCTCCTTCAATTTGGAATTGAACATTGAAATTTGAAGCGGTAAGTGGTGAACCACTAACTGTTACTATGTTTGATATTGGAATAGTTATAGAACCAGCACCAGATGTAAAAGATATTGTTTCTACAGAAGAGTAAATTGCTGGACTTATTTTTAAAACCTGCACCCAAGTATTTCCACCTGCTTGAGATATATATTGATACATATACCCATAATTTTCTCCTGGGGCGGTATTAATATACATATCATTTAAAATTAAAGTATTTCCAAACAAAACACCGCTTGATGTTAACGCATTAGGCTCTCCAGAACCAACAATAAATTTACTGCCACGAGTTCCTTGTGGACCAATATCAACTAATAAATCAATTGAATCTGGTGGTCCTATAACAACGACATCGTCAGTATTTAATAATACATCAACCATTATGAATCATCTGCTCCAGTAATGTCATCTGTTACTGTTATTGATCCAGTTAAAAGTGTATAAACTAATGTAGCCCCAGAATCTATTTGAACATCATATACGTATGTTCCAGCAGCAAGTTCTTCACCAGCCCCTGGCAAAATTGTGCAAGTTACAGTGTCTGCAGATCCATCAACAACTGCTTGCATTTCATATTGAGTTTTATTTTCACCTCTTTGATTTGCAACAAAAAAATCTGCGCTATATCCTGTTAAGTCAAAAGCGTCACCGTTTGCAGTTTTTGGACGGATTACAAATTCATACCTATCACCACGGTAGTAATTAAAATTATATGTGCCTGGAAATGCCATTATTCCTCCTGTAACATTATACCATTATGATACTGCAATATATATGCCTTTTAAGACTACTGAGCATTCACTGTCTGATCTAATCTCTGGTTTACCACCAAAAGTTTTTATTTTGTTGTTTAAGATATAAAAGGTTTGAGAAAAAGAAAAGTCATATGTATAGCGATATTTTAAATTTCCCAAATATCCGACGGTAGAATTATCATCATCCACAGAAAAAGTCCTTATCCAAACCTCTGTATTAGTTGAATAAGTTTCTATCTCTAGTTCATATCTTATATCAACCTTTGCTCCAAGATTGAAGGTTTTATAGTTTATTTTTCTTGCTGAGTCAGTTATAAAAGATACGCAGTTTTTAGGAAGATAGGTTTCAATAGAATTTGGTTTGTCTACCTTTAAGAATAGATCTACCCAGCCATCTTTGTTGCCTCTGTCTGGACCTACCCGTATTTTTTCCATATTTAGGCTTTGGTAATATGCCCATCCAGGATATTGTTTTGAAGGGCTGTCATACGCTTGTCTTATACCTCCAGGCTCTCCAGGATCACCTTTTGGTCCTTTTGGACCTTGAACTCCTTGATCTCCTTTATCGCCTTTAGATCCTTGTGGGCCTGTATCCCCCTTTGGGCCTTGTGGTCCTTGTTCGCCTTTTTCACCTTGCATGCCTGGAACAGCAACATACTCTGTATTTACAGTTGTATCAATTATTTCTGAATATTTTTTTTTCTTATTAGGAAACTCCATGCTTTTAGCCATGAATCATCCTGACTACTTTATTTTTGTTTTAAAAACCTTTTTGCCAATTTTAACAATTGGAGGAATATTTGAATTGGGAGTAGAAATTTTTACAACTGGCATTATAGGCTTCCTCCAGGAGTGACATTTCCAAGTACACAGATTGTTCCAACTACTGGAGTCCAGATTGTGTCTTCTTCTCCACTACCGCCAGGTATTGTAACTTGAAGGTCAAATTGTAATTCTGATACTACGCTTTTATATTGAGTTCCCCAGTTACCAGCAATATCTGCGGGTATAGAGATAATTGCATACCCATCATCTTCTGTTACTGTAAGTTCATCAAGAACTTCTCCTGTAGGATCATAGGCTGTAGATAGGTATGTCCAGCCATCTGTATCATAAGCGGTTGTTTCGTCATCTTCAAAAAACTCTACCTTTAAGGTCGCATCGTTTCCACGGACTACGGTCCATTGAATATTTGCTGGCGAGGCGCCATATTTTTCTATTGTAGGAGCACACATGATAATTGATTATACCATTAAATAAAACTGGACACCTAGACGCAGTGGGGTGGGGGGGTAGAATCTAGGTGCCAGCATAAAAATTATAACATTGTATTATTCTAAAACGGACATATTATAACAAAACGTTATAAACCAGACATTGAAAAATAATCGTTATAAAATTGTTATAGTCATTTTTTTAAAAGTATAAAAACCAGGGTATTAGTAGTGTATACTTAAAATATATAAAG